CAACATTCTGGTAGGTGATGTGTTCTTTCTCTCGATGCGACCGTCGAGTGAACCGTTTGATCTGACGCCGGATGCGCAACAGCGTGTTCGACTAGCATTCAACGTGAACGCGTTGAGACGATAAGGAGACAAACATGTCAGATGCCGTTTCCACAACTGGAATTCTCGTCAAGAGACTTCCAACCACGCTTCCGGCGACGGTGACTATTACCTCGTCGTCTGTTGCGAATCCAACCGTTATTCTCACCAGTGCGGCTCATGGTCTTACCACTGGTGACACCACGGTGATCGCAGGCCACACTGGATCAACGCCAACGATCAATGGTACACACGTTGTTACGGTGATCGATACGACGCACTTCTCGATCCCGGTTAACGTGACGGTCGGCGGCACCGGAGGCACGTCACAGCGCAACTATCAGGCTATTGGTGAGATCACGAAGGTGACGCCTCCGGGATATTCGCGGAACAAGATCGAAGTTTCGACGCACAACGAAGGTGTCGAGGCAAACGTGATGGGAATTCTTCGTCAGCGCGACGCAGGGTTCTCGATCAACTACGTTGGTGGCAACACCACGCATCAGGACATCCTTCAGGATATTCTGTTGAACCGGAAGCAGACGTGGCAGATCGCGTTCCCATCCGGCAACACCTACACCGCACGCGCGTACGTTCAACAGTTCATGCTCGGAGACGCGCCAGTTGATGCAGCGCAGACCGCCGATGTCACGCTTGCGTGGGCGGAGACGGTCGTACCGTTCGTTCCTGGACCATGAGATAGGAGCACAAAGATGACACGCGAAGAATTGAGGCAGGCAGTTCTCGCGGCACCGGATGCAACCGCAGTTGTCACGCCAGTGCCTACACCAGAGTGGCCAGCGATCGACGGACAGATCTACGTTCGATCGCTGACACTCCCAGAGCGCACCAAGTATCTCGCAGAGATTCGCGAGACAGTCCTTCATCCAGAAGTTCAGAGCAGCACGAACGGTAAGGCTGCCAGCACTGCGATCGACTTCGCTGGTGTTAGGCTTGCTGTCATCAGTATGTGCGACGCCGAAGGTTCGCAGTTGATGGAGGAAGGTGACATCGCTGCACTAGCGAAGAAATCTTGGGCAGCGATGAACCGTGTCGTCGATGCGTCAGCGGAGTTGAATGGGCTGTCGAAGCAGTCCATGGAGAAGGCAAAAAACGCCTCTCCGAGCGCAGTGACATCCTCTTCGAGCAACGCCTTGCACTAGCGCTCGGCAAGACACGACAAGAACTTCGGTCTATGAGTGTAGAGGAGCTCATAGACTGGCAGGCGCGTGAGTGGTTAGAACCGTGGGGCGATGATCGAGAGGATTATCGCTTTGCCACGTTGTCTGCAATCATCGTCAGTGCGGCTGGTTTACGTCGTAGCGATGGGATGCCGTGGCTTCCATCGCACTTCATCGAGCAGTATCGGAACGCGTGGAGGTTACCAAACGTAGAAGTCAAGTCTGAGACCGCGCCACCATCAGTTACACCGCCGAAGCCGAAGCCGGTGGTGCAACAGCAAACGCAGAAGGAAATGGAGGATTGGATCAAATTGTGGATACAGGGCACTAACATAACCTTCAAGGAAGGTCGCAGAGGATAGAATGGCATTAGATCTCGGAACCGTCACCAGCGCAGTTCTACTCCGTGACGCTTTTACTGGTGTCATGGATAAGGTGATGGAAGGCATCACTCAGTTCGAGGAAGCCGCTAAGAAGGCGTTCCCGAGTGCTGGCCAATTCGCTGAAGATATGGCTCCGTTGTTCAACGTGGCAACGGCTGCCGTTCTCGCAACGACGGCTGCGGTCACTGGTCTTGTCGGTGCGACGGTTGCTCTCGCAGAACGTGGAGCCGATGTCAACGATGTAGCTGATACGTTGGAGCACTTCTCAGGATCTTCCGGTCTAGCTGCCGAGAATCTTGACGCACTCACGACTGGCGTCCAGGGCACAGTCGATAAGATGACGCTCATGAAGGAAGCGTCGCATCTCTTGTCGGCTGGCGTGAAACTTACCTCTGACGACTTCGGAACGCTCGGTCAAGCAGCCTTCGTTCTCCAGAACCGTGGTCTTGGTAGCACGAAGGAAATGTTGGACATCGTGTCTGACGCGATGGTCACAGGTCGAACACGTGCGCTTGCGATGAAGCTTGGTGTCGTTGACCTTGGTGACGCACAGAAGAATTACGCCGACTCGCTCGGCATCGAGGTGAACCAATTAAGCGACGCAGGTAAAGCAGAAGCTGCGCGTGTCCAGATAATGAAGATGCTCAACTCTGCGGTGGCTGACGCAGGGCAGCAGGAGCTCGACTTCGGTGAGAAGGTTGAGAAGGCTCGAGCCACGTTCACCAATTGGCTCGATGATCTCTCGGTTGCTGTCACTAACTCTCCAGTGCTTACGGCTGCAATTGACGAACTGTCCAAAGCATTCAGCGAAGCATTCGGTGAGCACAGTACGTCCCTCATAGAAACAGTCGTGCACTGGATCGAGCAGGGTCTTATTCACGTCACGGATTTCGGATTAGGAGTTATTGAGGCTGCGCGCGTTGCTGACGTGGCGTTCAACGCGATCAAGACCGTTGTCATGGCAGCCGCTACCGACATAGGGTTCCTGATTTCACTTCTCGCTAACGCTGTGGTAAATGTGACGAGCTTCGCCGCTAGCTTGCCATTTGCGACCGAAGGCATGAAGGTTGCCGCAGAAGCGGCAAAAGGATTCCGGGACTCCGTTGAAGAGACGACGGCAGGCTTTGCCGAATCCACCGTCGAGGCAGCGAAGGCAACCATTGGCCAGGATGCGTTCAGCAAGAAGCTCGATGAAGCCGGTGGCTTCCTGATGCACCTGAAAGACACGATGGTGGAGGCTTCTGAGAAGCAGCAAGACTTCACCAAAGCAACGGACGATCATACGGATGCGGTGAAGCGTGGCACGAAAGCGAACCACGACAACGCTGCGTCTATGCTCGATCAAGCGAAACTGGAGGAGCAACGTAAGAAGGGTCTGCAAGATGCGAAGAAGTTGTGGGACGACTATAATACGCTTGTCAAGTCTTCCAGCGCAACGTCGTTCGATGCGCAAGCCGCTGCAATAGAAGCGTGGAAGAAAGATCTAATCCGTCAACATAAGGAAGCACATACCGACACGAAGGAATTCTACGACGCTATTGAGGCAGTAGCCGGACAGAAGCTCTCCATGATCGGCTCCGAGTGGAGTAAGCTCGCTGATCAATCGCGCGAATCTTTGCGAGCTCAGGCTGATGCTGCGAAGGCAGACTACGAACGCATGAAGGATTCTGGTTTACACTTCACTCAGGACGTGCTGGACGCACAGCTGAAGAAGTGGATGGACCTTCAGGACGCAGCCAACGGTTACAAGCAGAAGGGCACTGAGGCATTCAACGCGAACACTGATGCAGCGAAGAAGACAACCGACCAGATAAAGACGCTCGCCGGAGAGATGATCTCCCTCGAAGAAGCAGCGAAGCGTAAGGCTGCTGGCAACACCATCGAGGTAACGTCCCAGAACTTCGGTCAGAAGCTCGACGAGATCACCAATCCGTGGTGGAATCCAACTGGTCAAGGCTCCAACGTCGATAAGGTTGAAGCGTTCAAACTTGCTGCGCAGGGCTACTCGTTCCAAGAGATCTTGGACATCTTCAACCGTCGTAAGACCGGCGGTTCTGGCCCAATACCTCCGCCTCACGGTCCACGTATTCCTGGATTCGCTGGTGGTGGCATCGTGCAGGTCGGTGAACGCGGTCCTGAGCTTGTAGAGCTCCCGACTGGTAGTCGTGTCTTCCCGAACGGCTCATCACCAACCGGTGGCATGACCATCAACATGTATATCAACGGCAGTGCTCGAGAGGTAGCACGCGAGATCAAGGAAATCCTCACGAACGATCAGCGACTTCGCGGGCGTATTCCAATCGGAGTGGCGCGGTGACACAGTTTGCCAGACCGGTTAGCGATCTTGCAGCTAATGTTTCAGGTAATTGGACCGGTACGTACGCAGCTGTCGATGAAGTGACGCTCAACACGTCTGACTTCATAAATGGCGTTGAGGGTGCTACATCAGGTATTAACTACAAGTCGATGCACTTGTCGGCTGTTACGAATCCTGGGACTCTTTCTCCAAACTTCGCTAAGCTGCGAGTTTCTGCACGGTGGCCGACTGGAGGAGCAGGAAGTTCAAGCGGCGCGTTTACCATTTTCTTGCTCAATGGTGGCGGCACTTATACTGATACTCTTCCATTTGATTCTGTAGTAGCGTCATTTTTATGGTCGCCTACAGTCGAATATCCCGCAGATCAACACGGTTGGCATACATATGAACTTTGGCTCGGTGATTCTGAAGCAGCTGGTATTACAAGTTGGGGTAACTTAGATGTTGCTGTTTCTATACCAGCTAGCACAGGTGCACAGTTTGATTTCGCATGGATTGAGTTTGAAGTTCCAGACCCATCGAGTCCGCCAGCCTTCTCTGAAGGGTGCAATCCGGACGAAGGTCCAGAGCTTGGCGGCACAGAGGTCACGTTGTATCGTGGTGCTGGTGGGCTCACGACAACGAAGTCGATCACGTTCGACGGTAGACCAGCGATGAAGGTCACAGTTGTTGACGACAACACCGTCACGTGTTTGTCTCCAGCGCATCCGGTTGACACCGTCGATGTCATCGCGCTCAACGCGGCTGGTGCTACTCTTGCGACCTATGTTGACGCGTTCACCTATACGCTATTCGCGGGATACTCGTTCCCAACGATCACGAGTATCAGCCCGAACACCGACACCATACTTGGCGGCACACTCGTGACGATTACTGGCACAGGTTTCATACCGGGCATGCAGGTCTATTTCGACGAACTGTTAGCCGACAATATTACATACGTTAGCTCCACAACGTACACATGCCGGGTACCTCCGCATGAGCTCGGCATCGCGAAAGTTTCCATGCGGCAACCGTAGAGGAGCATCATGTCAAAGGGCAACACGTACGAGAATGACATTCTGAAACTGATCTTCAACGCGGTTGCGATCGCTGATCTCGCTGAGAACGACGCATCATCACCTGCGACAGTGTTAACGGTTGCTCTGCATACTGCCGATCCTGGAGAGGCAGGCGATCAGTCAACGAGTGAGATTTCATACACCGGATATGCACGCCAGTCGGTCACGCGAAATTCTACCGGCTGGACTGTGACTGGTAACAGCGTGTCGCCAACAGCGGACATCGTGTTCCCAGTCAGCACTGGTGGTACTGGCGGCACGGTGACGCACTGGTCAATCGGCACAGGCGTGAGCAATAAACTGTTGTACTCCGGAACCGTGACGCCGAATATCGTGGTCACGTCCGGTGTCTCACCGAAGCTCACCACTGCGTCTACTGTCACTGAGGACTGACGCCAATGGCAACTCGCACAGACACCACGATTGTTCCCTCGAATAGCACGGACGCGCAGTTTCGTGCGTGGGCACAGTTCATCGAGGATACGCTGGTGACAACCGGCGCATGGGTCGTGACGGGCGATACAGGGCAGATGACTATCTCCTCTGCTGCGCATCCAACGACGACTAACACGAAGGTTGGCTACCGTGTCTATCGCATGGACGATTCGCTTCAATCCACTGCGGCTGTCTATATGCGCGTGGACTATGGCAGCGGCTCTGCGGCGAATACTCCGGCGATCTGGCTCACCATCGGTCAGAGCTCAGACGGTGCTGGCAACATCACCAACGTGCGTATGACGGTGACGCAGTTTACTGGTGGCGGAAATACGACGACTGGTTCCTTCACTGCTTACGGCAGCGCAGAGAACAATCGTGTGCAGGTTGCGCTGTTCATTCAGGCCACGATCACGTACTGCTTCGCGTTCTCGCTCGAGCGCACGCGCAACGCCTCTGGCACGCTAACCGGAGACGGTCTACTGTTCTATGCCAGAGACGAAGCGATTGCCGGAGCCGTCGCGCACCAGCGATATATCGTGCTCAGTTCTGGTGCGCAGCCTCCGTTGGAGCAGGGACTTCTCTACATCCTCTCCGGAGCGAATCCAACCGGATTTGGTAGTGACATTGGCGTTGGGATTCCCATTCCGATGAAGGGTGTTGCGCAGCCTCCAGGAACCGGAGTCGTGGTCGTTCGTTCCAACGACTTTACAACGGAGTCTCAGTTCAACGTGACGCTCTACGGCTCCACTCGCAATTACGTGCAGTTAAACTCGTTGACGTGTGCGAACGGACGCAGTGGAACGGGAGCTTCGGACAGTACGTCTCGAGCGTGCATCAGGTATGACTGATGGCGAACGTGATCAACCTCGTTGAAGTGCCTGTCGTCTTAACGGCAGGCAGTGTGTCGCTATACGACGCGGCTGGACGTATACGCGCCATTAAGGTCCAGCCGCACAACGCTGCTCCAACGACATC